ATTTTTTTTTCAAGCAGAAGACGGCATACGAGATTCCTCTACGTCTCGTGGGCTCGGAGATGTGTATAAGAGACAGCCCCTGAAGAGTTCCACTTTTTCGATCTCGTTCTTTTCCATCCACGCCTGGTTAAGAGCCCTCATGCTTAAATATTCATCATCACTAATCTTGGCGGCGGCTTTTAAGGCACCATCTTTTAAAGATTCATTCCGCCACACAAGATCATCCAGGTTTTTCCCTTCCATCTGCATGGCTTTGACCCGCAAGCCCATGGGATCGACAGAGTTAGTGTCTCCCTGCCAGCTTTGCATGGTTTTAAAGATCCTTGGGTAGTCGGCTTTTACAGTTTCATAAAGATCGAGACTGTTTGCCGGATCGAAAAGATCCGGGTTTTCGTCGAACAGGGAAAGGTACTCCGCTTTTTTTGCGTCATATTTTATCGCAACCTCTTTTTCAAATTTAACCTTTCCCTTTTTCACTTTGGCGAGCCTTTCTGTCAATAGTTCTGGGGTATCCACTACGACTTCCCGAACCAGCTCACTTAAGTTTTCACTTACTTCGTCGATCTCATCGAGTAACATCCCGTGCTCAAGGTTCAGAGCTTTTATCTGCTTTTGATATTCAGCGTAAAGATCAGTTTCATCCGCGACGAGGGCATCGTTTTTCCTGTCTGTCAGGTCCGTTATTTTCGCGAGCTTCTTTTTCGCTTCGACCTGAAGAGCCGCCTTATTCACCGTCAATTCGTGTTCGGTCATCGTATCCAGAAGGTCGTCGTCAAAATCAAGATCCAGCAAATCGAGGTCATCAAGATCATCATCGAAGATGAGGTCATCCGCCGTTGCGATTGATGATTTATGTTTTTTAGCTTTTTCGAGTGCAACCTTTCGCTCCGCCTCTATAACTGCGGCAGCCTTTTCCTGGGCCGCTTTCAGTTCAGCCGCTTTATTTTTTAAGAGGGCGTCGGCAATCGCCTTGGCCTCTTCCACTTCGGTGGCTTCCTTCACTACTTTTGCGAGGGCCTCTGCTACTATTTCACTTGCCTTTTTCGTCTTTTCTTTCGGGTCGATATCATCGACGGCCACCTGCCCTGGCGCTAACTCCATGCTGTATTCTAAAGTGCACCGGCAATTAACACGCTCTTTCGGGGACAGGCGGCTTTCTAAGGGAAAAGAGCTTTATCCTTCCCCACCTGGAAATAATCATCTACGGGGATAGTCACCCCATCCAGTTTCCTGTGACTCTTTCGAACTTCGAACCCAGCGGTTTGCCATTTTTTCGACCGGGCCCCTGCTAATTCAGCTCCTTTAAACTGCCCCAGTTCCGCGGCATTACCAGTTATCGTTCTCGCCAACACAAGAGCCCTGCGGTCATTGAAAACCCCGCTGTCGACCAGGGCCTGTTGGACATCATTCACAGACTGTCCAGTCTCTAACCCTGTTCTTACGTGTTCCATGATCTTGGTGACAGTGGTAGCGTCGATTAATGACACCTGGGTGAGGACAGTGGCCTCACTCTGAAGATAGTCATTTATGGCATCTTCCAGTGGGTCGATTGCGGCCCTCTGTTCTATCACCATAGATGTCCCGAACTCTACTCCGACGTTCACGAAAGTGGACCCCACAGCGTAGGTCATAACCTGGCGTTGCCCCTCTATAATAGCTGCCGGGTCGATGTTCATTAGACCCACGCTATCCATGGAGTCGAAAACGGCCTCCTGCTGGGTACTGAGAGCATCCTCGAAGACCTTCGTCTGCGCCATTGCTGCTGTGTCTATCTGATCCTCTGTGGTAGCCCCCCTCTTTTCGAGGAGAGTGAAATCGTTTCCTTTTGCTTCCCTGGTTCCTGATTCTGTGGTGATAGTCTCACCTGCCTGGGTTCCGACATGGGACTCACCCCATCCATCGAACTCATCGAATCCGAACTCGAACACCTTATTAAGTTGATCGAACGGAACACCCATTTTAAAGAGTTCTCCGGCCGTTTTCGTTTTATCGAGGAGTGCAGCTCTTATTGCAGGGATGTCCGAAATATCGTAGCAGATTTTTTCACCAGGTTTCAACTCATCTTTAAAAGAAAAATTGAATGTGTCTTTCAAGTCATCGAGAAGAAAAAGCATTGTTCCGAACCAAAAAACCAGTTCAGAAGTCTTATAATTATTTAAGGTAGCCCCGTCCATGACACCGGCATAGACCGGGGGAACGCCGAAGGCAATGAAGATTTCTTCCCGGTTTGCTTTATCAGACTGGATAAAATCCATTTCAGCTGGAGTCAGTGCGGTACGAATGTATTTTGCATTGGACCCCAGAACACCGAAAGCACGTTTTCCACGGTGGCGTTCGTTAAGTTTCTCAGCTACGGCGTCGGTCTGGGCCTGATCCTGAAATTCTTTCTCGAAAGTAAAGATTCCATCAACAACCCCACGGTTTGATGTGGTTGACCTGTTAAAGTCTTTCTGACCGTTCGAGATGTCTACGGTTTTGGCGACCGCCTGAAGCGGGCCTATTCCTAAAAGTGGGTTGGCTGGGTTAAAATATTTGTGGTGAATAATTTCTTCAGGTTGGAACGTGACCTTCCTGGATTTATCGAGAGCGTAACCCTCCATCCATTTCTCCAGCGACGAGGTGGCCACAGGGGCCAATCTATCCGGGGACACCGGCCATAGTTCCTCTGTGAGCCCGTTAAGGCCACGAACTTTTTTAAGGTACGAATTTCCCGCCAAATCGAGCCACGAAACCACCAACTCCATAACGTCCTGCTTAGAAACGAACGGGTTCGGTGCATTTAAAAGGAGAGTTAGGTGGTGGTCAGGTTGGGATTCACCGTTCGCGTTCATAACCACCCAAGGCACCGACCCTGCGGCTTTACACTTCAGAAAAACGGACCGATAAACCCAGGGGTTCGCCTTATAACCGTCCTTTACCGCAGCAGCAATAGTCCAGTTCGAATAGACCGGTGCCGGAGCTTGATGGAGTCGGGACGTTGCCGACGCCGACGCCATATTCCGAAACCCTTTTATGTAATTTTGTGCCGCGATGAATGGATTTTTCACACGAACACCTCCTTTTCTTTTATTCTTTAACCAACAAAAATTGTATTATTTAAAAGCTCAGGGTAAACGTAAGCCACTTCAATGCCGTTCATCGTGCAATCGAAAGCATCATCGTTTTTTCCGTTCGGAAAGACAACCGCCTCGTCTGTTATCACTTTTACATGAGGGGTGGCAGCATTTAAAAAGACTTTCCCCGCTTTTATTTCGGGGCCAGTATCAAAGGCCCGGGTTACTTTATCCGTGGTTCTCGGAATCGGAATAACTTTAAACTTTTTTTCCTGTAATTCCTGAATGAGACCGGTTCCTGAAGACTTATCCTCGATAAGAAACCCTCTAAAAGGCCCACCGTACCGACTGTTGTTCGCCGAACGATAAAAGATTTCAGCCTGCCTCCTTAGGTCTGGGGCTTTTACCCGGTCGTAAAACATGTCGAGAAGGTAAATATTCCCGTCAACCCCCATGCCCCACAACTGAAAGACTGTAAAGTCATTCCAATTGTTCGTTTTCTGGGCCGTATCGGCTACGGCGTAGGTGTATTTCATCTGAGGGAGACGTTCCCACCACCCCCACCACGCATTATCTATAAGATTTCCGCCGATCGCAATGGGTGACCCCTGGTAAAGAGACTGCCACGCCTGATCCAACATGATCGCTTTTTTACCGAGAAGGAATTCAAGAGACTTTAATTCAGGGAAAAGAGCTTCCCCTTTCTTCCGGTACTGCTCGTCCTCCTCCGCAATAGCCGCGTATTTGAACACGGTCACTCTGTCAGGATCATCCAGTTTTTTCAAGAGACGACCAACGATGTCGTCAACGTGCCAGCGGGTCATGGTGATAACATAACCGGCGGGGTCTGAAAAACGAGTCCCAAAATCATCCGTGAACCAGTTCCACACTGTGTCCCGAGTAACCGGACTGTTAGCTTCTTGGCGGCCTTTAAATGGATCATCGACACACCCAACGTCAAGCGCCTCTCCCGTGATAGGCCCGCCAACAGTAGTGTTTCGGAGGGAGCCTCCTCGATTAATGAATTCTACGAGGTTCGAATTTTTCGTGTAAGTGCCTCGAACAGCCTCATCACAATCCTTAGGAGATACCCATGTTTTTGGGAATATCTTTTTGTACTTTTTACTATCGAACACTCGCTGGTTAGAGGCGTTGAACCGCTTTCCCAGGTACTCAGAAAAAGAAGCGTAAACCATGCGGCAGTCCGGATCTTGCCCGGCTATCCACGAGATAAGGTCTTCAACTCCCCACGTTTTTCCATGCTGAGGGGGAACAGAAATTATCAGGATTGGTCTTTTCCCTGCCTTATAATCCATGTAAAATTTTTGGAGTGCCGCCGTGTACGAATGAATGAACCAATTATGTTTGAATTGACCCGCTCTGATAAACATTCGGTAGGCGAGGAAGTTTTTCCTACTTTTCTCGATCCACCAGCGTTCCTGAAGGTCTATATTCGATTCAGCCATTGGCCCTGTCACTCCCTATGAGAATTAAACCACTCTTTCGTAAACCCCGTAAAACTCCCTGGCAGCCAGGCCTCCGCAGATGCAGTGGATATCATGACCGATTGCACACCCAACCAATCCATAAGGAAATGTGGGCATGTCGTCTTCCGTGAGTCGCTGGGTAACCGTCTTAAAAAACCTGCGCGACCCGCAAATAGAACACTTAACCGGCTTCCCATTCGATTTAAAAAATCCATCGTCCTGACACCCAGGCTTCCCCAGGTAAATATCTTTGTCTGATCTCATGGGCATTTTAGGAGAGAGGTTTCCAGGTATTTTCATTCCGGCATTGTCTTTTTCAGCATTTTCCATGAGTAGTCTCCTTTTTTAAAAAGTAAAAAGGTTTGATCGTTCCAGCTCGTTATTTTATCCACCGTCGTTCTATTTGATTGCGGTGGTTCTGTTTTTGGCGAGTCTTTCGGTTTCGATCGCACCCCTTATCATGGGAAAAATATACACTATGTGCCTAAAAAATCAAGCGGTTTTATGCAAGAATCGTACCATAGCTGTTCCGAAACTAAAAAAGAAAATAAAAAACCCCGGAACAAAATTAATTGTCCGGGGTTCGAGTGTGTTAACTAATTGTCGGTGCGTTCCGCAGTATCAGCCCGGCACCGGGTTTCCTTTTCGACCTCTTTGGTCTTTATCGTGTTCGAGAGTCCATCTCTTGCCCGGCGGTAAACAAAGCCGGTCATGTTTTCCCCGAGTTTCGCGAGGATCTTTGCGATCCACAGCACAACGACTCGGGAATATTTCAGGAATCGGGGGCCATGCCCGATGTAGTGAGCCATTGCGTAAAGTGAAACCCAACAGATAGGACCCATGAAAAAATAAATTAAAAGATCAAAAAGTATCATTAAGTGCTGTGCACCTCCTTTTTACGGTTATGGTTTTCGGCTTACAAGGCTCTTCAACCCGGATAATTTTACCCTTACGAAGAACTGTACCTGGTGCGTGGATGGGTGGGTTTATATTGGTGTTTAGGGGTTTCTGAAACATAGTTAAGTCTCCTTAAAGGGTCTCTTCATGGTTAGTTTATGGTTAGTTCAGAAACGACTTTCAGACCCTTGACCGTGACGGAATCGCCCGACTCTATATGGGGCAGTTCGATAGACGCCATTTTTTCACAACCAACTTTTAAGGTTAGGTGATAGTCGCCCACAAAACTCCGCTCAAGCACGAGTTCCGCGGCGAGTGCCATCGTCACTGCCTCTTGGGACGCTTCAAATTTAGATAAATCTAATTCGCCTCTCATGCATTTAGCGAGAAAACCGTTACACAGTTCTATTGACATGATTATTTCTCCTATTTTGGTTTCGATTTTTCAAGAAGGCCCCTTTTCTAATAAAATTGGGGGTCGCCGGTTTCCCAGATCTCAGATCCATTGTTATGGTCACTTCGATGAGACCCCCGTATTTGTGACCTGTTCCCAAATCAATGGTGACAGGCACCACAAACGAACTCTTGATGGTAAAAGTTTTTGTGCCATTCCGGCATCCTCGGTGCACCAACGTTCGTTTCGGTTTTCTTCTTTAATGAAATGTATCTTACCTTGTTCGGTTATGGTGTCAAGAAAAATGGTGGTCTACACCCCGTCGTAAGCTGTAACACCACCCCACTCGCTTGAGTCGATCATAGCATATTTCCCGGACTCGAAGAGTACGACGATTGAGGTGTTCCATGGTTTTTCTCCTTAGTTGTGGGGGCCGGAGCCTCTTTGTCGTTCTCCAGGGTGATCGTCAAGCTTCTTTTGAAGTCTGATGTGATGCACTCGAAACGAACCTTACTCCCAGGATCGCCCGGCTCTTTTTTGCTCATGGGGATATAAGGGGTGTATTCAATGCCAGCAACGTTAATGTTACCATTGGGGAGGGTAATTGGCCTTATCGCGTCAATATGCCTCTCCACCCTCTCCTCTTTGATATAGGTTTCACCATCAACTTCTATATTTCCGGTCTTGAGCCTTTTGGCGATTGTTTCTTTAATGGGTTTTTTGGCTCCAAAAGTGAGACGGTCTCTGTACGCCAGGTACTCTCTAAGATCCATTGTAGCCACTTTACAGTGAGGACAGGTGCTCACCCCAGCGGTATACTCGCGGATGCAATGAGGGCACTTGCGGGTCTTCTGGCATACGGTCTGGAGTGTCGGGAGGGTCTTATATTCCGGGAGGAGAGCCACATTGCAATGTTTGCAGAATAGTGCCGTCGGGGCGATGGAATTTCCGCAATTGGAACACTTTGAATGGCTCATGATATGAAACGCCCTCCACCCATTGGTATCGTTCCATGATAATTACATGAAGGTCTCTCCAGTGGCCCTGCGCCTGGGGTCTCCAGGTTCAGGAGGTTTGGGTTGACCCTGGTCTTTCTCTTCAGTTCCGGGCGTTCCATTTTGGGTGTCTGAATCCGCCTTGGAGTGTCGGCTTTTCGATGAACAGGAACTCCGTTAATCTCTCCGACTTTCTCGAAACCTTTGGGGGTAAAATCTTTCATTATGATTGCTTCGTCTCCTTAAGATAAAAAATTAGTGTTGCCAATCCGACCATGACACCTAAAAAATAAATAATCATTTGAGGGTTATACATGGTCGGAACGGGGGTGTCAAGATTATTCTGAAGGATTTATCAAATCGGAGAACCTGTTTTTCAGTTCGGTATATTTCCTTTCGACCTCGTTCTTACACTCGCGGGCGCAATCAAGAGTCTCATCTGCTGCTTTTCTTGCGGCATTGGTCGTCTCCATAGCCCTGGTGAGGGCGATCTTTAAGGCTATAATCTCGTCATCCCTGCGGATAGTGATATCAAAAAGGTCGTCATTCCTTTCCACTTTATCCTTAATAATCCCTGCCTGATTCTTTATCACAGTGTCCCTATCCCTGATCTTCGTAGCCATCCTGGCGATACCTTTGCTACCGGTCTCAAGGAATTTTTTAGCCTCACCCTTGAGGCTGGTATTCTCGTCTTGCAGAATCCCATTGTATGCCATAAGCCTTTCACCCCTTCCCTCAAGCTCTTCCTTGTCCCTCATGAGGATTTTCTTGTGCTCTTTGAGGGTGTTTACCCTCACCTTATCGCTCACAGCCATTTCAAGGATTTCGTCAAAAACTTCTGCCGGTAAAATACTGACTCCGAAAATATTCATTTGCTTTCCTTTTCTTTCGGTTTAAATTAAAAGTTATACAACTATATAGATCGGATGGGCCTGTCAACGCTTATTTTACTTTTTCAAGATACGAATAGTGGTTTCCGTCTTTTTTCTTGAAATCACCACCCCAGGTTCCCCCTATCCGCTTCCAATAGGCCCCCAGTTCCGCGTGGTCTTCGGTTCTGGATAGGTATCTTCCATTTTTAAAGAGGTTCAGGTCAATCGCCAGGCGCTTATAATGGAAGCTCCCCTTGCAGTGCCCGGTCGTGGCCATGGCATCCCCCAGGGTGAGTTCATACCCCAGGGAATAGGCGTAGGCGATGAGTTGGCCTACCATCTTAGCGAATTTGGATTGATTCACTCTTAATCTTCCCATTAGAAATTCCCCCCGGTGAGGTGTCTCCACCTGGATCCTTTTTTCGGTACTTTCATATGTCATCTTCCTCTTTTTCGATCTGTTCACGGGCTATCTTTGGTAGTTTCCCTCGGAAAAGGACCGACTCAATTCCCAACGAAAATGGGAATGATCCGGGAAATCTTTTTTCCACAGTTCGATAGCCCGTTCAATAACCATTTCGGTTCTCTCTGTAATATCATTTTCGTACTCCCGATAGTCCTCCACCAATTCATTGAGCTTGGTGTCATTAAGCAGTTTTGTGTTATTTATCAAAGACTCAATCACGGTGGTGTTGCCCAGGTTATTCTCCAGCGTCACCAGAAAATACGCCAAGTGTTCGCGGTCTTTATTATTCAAGGTCTGAAATCTCCTTTTCAATATATGGGATCCACTTTTCCACAAGGTGTTCCGACACCCTATGACCTACGTGATTATCTCTCCTGGAGACGGTGGTGCAGACGGGATGATCGAACCAGGTGTGTCCGGCCTGGTCCACGGGGTCGTCAGGGTCCCTAAAAAGCACGCAATTAACGAGGTTCGCCAACCTCCCCTTCTGTATGGTCGGGGGAGGATTAAAAAAGGCACCACCGGAAACCTCGAACCTAACCGCGTAGGCAATGGCTCGGGAAGCTCCCAGGCTATGCCCGGTGACGTAAAGAGGAAGGGTTTCCCCATAGTGTAAATCCGATTTAAAGACTTTCGTGGCTGATACCAGGGAGGATCTCTTTAGGCCGTCCTTCGCCCTGATATCGAAATTACGTAACCAATCCCACCCATCGTTCGACCCAGCGAATGCCAGAACCCGGTAGAGCCCTATAGGTCCGTGGTGGAGTGACGGCCAGATATCCAGCCCCATCCCCAGGGATACACTATCTGAATACGCATCCCTTGCGCACCTGGCCAGGGTTATCATTGTTCTCTTATCCATTTTTAGAATCCTCCCGTGCACGCCGGACATGGCCTGGATATCGAGTACAGACCATTATCCACTGTGACCCGTTTCCTACCTCCGCATGACGTGCACTTAAAAAGCTCCCAGACTATGGTCGCCAGATAAACCGCTGCTACCGCAGCGGGAAAGACCCCAATGAAGGCCCCGAAACACATCCAGGGGTTCGCGAGTTGAAAAATTAAAGCCGGATTAAACATCGTTTTTCTCCCTTAAGTCTTTTTCGAGTTCTTTCAAAAGATTCGAGCGAAACCCGTAGGCAAACGTTCGTCTCCTTCAGATGGGTATTGCTCACTGTTTGGGTTTTTTGTGCCATGGTTTTTGCCCCCCTAAATTAAAAGTTGCGGAATCTTAAACCCCAAAAAGGTTTTGTCAATGTTTCATTTTTCCTAATCCTCTTTGGCAATGGTTGTTTTTCGCTTATACTTTCCACGATCAGAAAGCCCCCACTTCACCACTTCCCTAATCCCGGTTGCTCCCATGTGGCGATAGGGTCGAAACATTGTCTTAGGCTTCCCCTTAAGAGTGAACCCCATTATGGTCTCAAGTAGCTCAATTCGGTCTATGATTTTAGAGAATTTTGCCAGGCGTCGGAAGTCGCTCCGGTTACTATTCACGCATGGGAAACACTCCAGGCTGGGGTGATGTAGAACATTGAACCCAGCCCTGGTTATAAGATGATCTCTCTCGAGTTTTTCGACATCCACCAACGGAAACCATCGTTTACGGCCTTCGTAAAGTTTCGTCATGTAGAGCCACTCCGGGTGGTTCGCTCTATTTTGAGATTCCTCTCTTCGGACTCCCACGATGCAGATGGCTTTTTTACCTGGATCGACCTTGTTAAGCCACTCCTTGGATGGTTTTGTCTTTAGTTCCTGGGAACAAAATGTCATTTTAGAAGCAGCCATTGGGAATATTTTCTCGTCTTTTACCATCTGAAAAAACCCTTTTGACTTTATAACTTGATAGGAGTATCCGCATCTTTTTGCGAAGTCTTTGACTTTTATCATCCTTTCGGGCCATGATGGATGAGCCCACCCGGTATCATTATAAGCAACAATTGCATTTTTTATCCCGATCTCATGACATTGTTGAACCAATGCGATGGAATCGTTCCCCCCAGAACTAAAAATTATATGTTTCAAAAAACACACTCCTTTGATAATAGGTTATTTTTTGGAAACTTAACCCATTATCAAGGTTTTGTCAACGATTAACATGGGTCAATGTTTTTACGGTGCTTTCCCGTGATACCGAAAGGTGATTGAACGTCCGAATCACTGGTGGAGAAATCAGAACCAAAACCAGCAACAACCCGGGAGGCTTGTTCCTTGATCCGGTTCGCATTGGCGAGTTCAAGGGCCCGGACCTGGGTGCGTAGCTTCTGATTTTCCATGTTCTGGTGGATCAGGGCGGTTTCCTTCACTTTTAAGGCCTTTTTGGGGTCTACGGGGCTACCAGGTTCAGTAATGCCATCCATGCCCGCTAAGGGAGAGGTAGGTTGGGCTCCGGCCAATCGCTTAGAATCCCCGCTTTTAGGGGTCTGGGGTTCTTCGCCTGGTTCCACGTCTCCACCATCCCAGCGAACGTCTTCTCCCTGTTTACCAAGGCCGTGGTCGCCTTGTGGCAGTGTTCCGTCAGTACTATTCGGTGTTCCGGTATCGTCCATATCTGCGATGGGGAAAGATTGGGGTAAACTCGCATCGCTTTGTCCTGGTGTGTCGGTGCCTGTCCTATCATTGTTTGAATCTCCTTCTTGTGCCGTTTCCGGCGTGTATGGGGGTGTCTGGATAGTAGCGTCCATGTCGGCCACCATAAGACCCGGGAGGGGTATCCCTCGCTCTGCCATCTCCTCCTCTGCTGTCTTGATGGAGCCTTCCTTGCCCACACCTATATTTATTTCGATGTCCGACTCTTTCGAAATCCCATATACGTTACGGGCAAGCATCTGTATAAGGCCGTTATTTACCTCTTTATTCGGCATCCAGGCTTTGAGCTGGGCCTTATCCCGGAACATTGCCTCACCCGCCGCTAAACCGCATTCTACGGCCTCCAGGAAGAGTTTATGCTTCCTCATCCATGTCATCAGTGTAGGTTTGCTACAAAAAAATGCTCGGCACAAGTGAGACTTCGTTTTAAACGGTGCTGAACTCAGGATGTCATAGGCGATTTGAGGGTAACTATTTTCATAGGTTGTCATTCCCCAACCCAACTTATCTAAGACTTTCTTTTTATCCACGACGCACTTTTGATCTTTTGCCGGGTATGGATGTTTCATATCTTTTCGTTTTAACCTGGTGGGGTCTTTTTCTGAAAAGATAACCTCCTCACCATTTTTGATTCGTTCCTTTTCTAATCGGTGACGTGGTCCTCTTTTTTTTGCCGCTTCGTTTCTCTTTCTATTTTTTATAATCGCCTCCGCATTTTTTCCGCAGAGTGTTGTGGACTTTTCATTTTGGTTTTTTCGTCTCAACCTTTTCGCTTCTTCCGCAGTGAGATTATATTTTTTCATCAGGCGTTTTTCTTCGGTCCGTTTTTTCGTTGCGACTCTTTGTTCGATTAATTCTTTCGGAACGTCCCTTGAATTTATTTTACCGGTGCGTGGAACTTTGTTTTCTTCGTAAGCTTTTTGAATTTTTGTTTTTGATTCGTTTTTGTTTTTTGATTCGTCACGCTCAAAAATTTTGTCGATCGTTTTTTCGTTCACGTTTTGTTTTCTCCTTTTGTTTTTCGTTTCGTTTTTATTTTTAAAAACTGGTCGTCGACGTATGGTTTTCAAATTTTTAGTCTATAGGGGTGGCCTTCGTAAACCTCGTAACATCATATTTTCATAATATACCCCTTTACCGTCATTTTGTCAAACTGTCAGAAAGTAACCTTTTAAAAAGGGTGTTCTACCCCCTTAAGGTCTATGTGAGAGAGTATTGTACTTATACATCGCAGTATATATATAGTATATG